GCCACAGCGATTGCAACAAAGGCATGGGGTGTAGCACAAGCCGTCTTTAATACAATTATGTCTGTAAACCCGATTGGTTTAATAATAGGAGGCATTATTGCGATGATTGCTTTAATTGGATATATAATTTATAAAACAGACGGATGGGGAAAGCAATGGCAGGTATTGGTACAGTTCATGCAAAATTCGTGGGAGGTTGTCAAGACTGCGCTGACCTATGCGTGGCTTAACATCGAAGATGCATTTATGTCCGGATATGAAACCATCATGCGTGGATGGTACAAAGTTCAAGCGCTTTGGGATAAAGATGGAGCGTCGGAAGCACTAACAAAACTCGATGGAGATGCTGCTAAAAGAGCCGCTGAGATTGCAACAGCAAAGGCAAATCTTGACAAAGCTGTACAAGCTACAAAAGATGGATTGTCATGGGAATTGAAATGGAACAACAAGTCACTTGCAGATATGTTGAGCGATACCAAAAAGGTATTGGGCATGTCAGATGTGAGTGCCATTCCTGGAAGCCCTGTGCCCGCGCCTGTTGGCAAGCAAGGCAAAGGTGGTGATTTGAATAATGCAGCAGCAAATATTACGGGAGGAGAGCAAGGTGCTCCACAAAGTAAAGGCATCACCATCACCATTCAAAAGCTTATTGACCAGGTTAACATTCATCACGAAGACTTCGTTGACGGGGTGGATGAGTTGCAGGAGCAGGTCACCAACGCATTGATAAACGCATTAAATAAAGTACAAAAAGCTTATTAATTATGGGAGGACCTCCAAAAAATTTTTTTAACAAAGACTGGATAAACAAGGCGAAAAGCTTCGCTGTTGATACCGTCGATAGTGCAGTGGGCAGGGTAGACGATCTGGCTACCATACTTCAAAATAATGGAATTCCTGATGTTATAAAGCAAGGAATAAATTTTGGGTTGCCATATATTCTTGATTTAAATAAGTCTCTTCGTACACCGGTATTTTTAAAGTTGCGCGGAGAAAGAACTTTTTGGCAACTTCCTTTTGATCCTGTAGTTGGAGTGAAGGGGTCCAATACTATTGCCACGAGGAAAATATCTAAACAAAAACAAGCCGGGACGATAAAAGAATATTGGGCGCAAGATGACTATACAATAACTATAAAAGGGGTGTTTATAGATGGTAAGTCAACCAGTCCTACTACAAGCGTCACAACAAGTGCCACGAAGAATGATGACGGGTCCACCACGACTACGACTACAAAAAAGGATACGCCCGTAGACGATACAAGAGGTTATCCTTACGGTGATGTGAGCACTTTGAATGAATTATTGCAAGCGAGAAAAGAATTGATAGTTGTATGCCCGGTTTTAGAGGTGTTTGGAATACAGCAAATGGTTGTTACGTCTCTTGATTTGCCATTTACAAAATTCGAAAATGCGCAGGAATACACAATTACTGCACTTTCAGATAACAGTTGGCAATTATTGATTGAAGATAAGAAGGCAGCGCCAGTTACTAAATTTTCTGATGTGAGTTTTGAAGAAGCGCTCAAAGCTGCCAGGGAAAATAACATAAAGTATTAAGGAGGATAAAGCTATGTTCACACTCGATTGGAGAATAACAATAAGTAACTACAAGCTTGGAATTTTGGAGAGCGTAAAGATTGTAAAATCTGTTGACTCTTTGGCCGATACCGCTACCATTAAACTTCCTGGTAAAGCAAACCAGCAGCTGTTGGATCTGACAAGCAAAATAAAAGTTGGGGATCAGGTATTGATTGAACTTGGGTATGATGGAAAGTTGGAGAAAGAGTTTAAAGGATATGTTGCAAGCATTAAAAGTGAGGTTACGGGAATAACTATTGAATGTGAGGATGAATTCTACCAGTTAAAGAAGGGCTTTAAAACGACAAAAGTTATTGGTGAAAAAACGCTTGAATATATTGTAAGCTATATGCTTAAAGAGTTGTCAATAAATCCCGCAATGAAATTGGATTGTACCGCAGTATTCAAATATGACGATTATGTTCTTGAGCGAAAAACAGTGTATGATGAGTTGAAGAAAATAAAGGAAGAAACAAGGACCCGTATTTTCGTAAAAGACAATGCATTGTACATTCATCCAATGTACCAGGTACAGGATACATCAGGAAAGCTTATCAGGTATGACTTTAGCGTAAACATTGAGAAGGCGTCTTTGGACTATAAAGAAGCGGCAGATAAAAAGTTTTACATCGAAGTAAAGGGGAATAAGAAGAAAGTGAGCAATCCGAAGACTGACGGAGATGGGAAAGCGGCAAAGCCTGACGATACTGTCATTACAATGCATGCCGGCGATCCCGCGGGTGAAAAGAAAGCGTTTGCGTTACCTGGCATACAAGACGAGGATTCTGTGCAGCGTGTGGCGAATGCTGAATTGAGACGGATCGCATACACCGGGTATAGCGGCAATTTTACCTCATGGCTAATTCCGTTTGTACAACCCGGCGACATGGTTGAGATAAATGATCCAGAATTTGAATACAGAAAAGGATCATATTATGTATCAGGAGTAACAACAGATTTTAGCAGTGCCGGTGGTGTGCGTACAATCAGTGTTATCATGACAGATTATCTCATGCCTTCGATGCCAACTTTGATTCAGACAGTTGATAAAACCGTAAACACTTCAAAAATAAAGCTTCCTTCAACTGGCAGTATTTCTATTGGGGGCAAATAGTCTACCGGACTCATCTAATTTCTAAAAACAACGTGAATGGATAATTATGCAAAGCTGGCAGCTGTGCTTAAGAGCATAGTAGCCGATACTACCGCTGTGCCCAAACTCATACGGGGAAGGGTACAGCAGGTATCTAAAGATGACGAAACATGTTCTGTGATGGTAGATCAGTTGTTGCTTTCGAACGTAAGACTGAAAGCTGTTATAAGCGGCGATGATGACAAGTTGCTGGTAATGCCAGCACCAGGCTCCTATGTTTTGCTTGCTTCTTTAACCGGCGACCTACGCGATCTCGCGATAGTTAAGGTGGATCAGGTCGCAGAAGTTGTATATCAGCAGGACGACATGAAGATCAATATCGATTCAAAAGTTCTGGCTTATGAAAACGGAGATCTGAAATTTACTCTTGATGCCAATGATAAAAAAGTAGCCGTGCAAAGTGGAAACGTAAGCTTGTACAGTTTGTTTAAAGACTTATATACTCTGCTGAAAGACTTCAAAGTGTCTACTCCTTCCGGGCCAAGTGGTACGCCACTTCCCAATACAATAATGGACCTCGAAGATCTTAAACACAATTTTGAACAATTACTAAAATAGAACAGCATGGCATTAAACAAAGATGATTTAAAAAGCAAAATCGCATCGCTGTTGAGAAGCATGATGGAAAAAGAAACTGATTCTTTTGATGAGTTTGCTCAAACTCTTTCCGATGCAATTGACAGTTATGTAAAAGATGCTGAAATAGTATACACAAGTGGCTTAACGGCGCCAAACGGCCCGGTGAGTGGAATATTTAAAGGAGGTTTAAAATGAAAGGTAAAGGAATAATTATAGACAGCGAGAGCCTGGATCTCAACATACTTCCAATAACAGATGCTTCGGGGAAAATAAAGAGTGGCCTGCAGGTTGGCGATGTATTGCACCAAAACCAGGCAATGATCTTATACATGCACCCCGGAGAGTTTAAGGAAAGTCCGCTAACGGGGATGGGACTTGCGGACATTACTTATGACAATGATATCCTGCTCTGGAAGTATAAGCTTAAACAGCAACTGGAACTGGATGGACAGGCGGTAAATGAAATCACATTCAATAACATTAATCAATTGGTAATAGATGCAGCGTATAACAGTTAGAAATAATCAGACACTGCTCGATCTGTCACTGCAAACTACCGGATCTGTTGAGGAGGCGTTTAACCTCGCACTTGCAAATGGACTTGGTATAACCGATGAAGTTGCAACGGGTACTTTATTGGCAAGAACAGATGTAGTTGATGAAATGGTCGTCGAGCAATACACGGCGGACAGAATTATTCCGGCCACAGGTATTACGGTAGAGCAGTTATTGGAAGGCATTGACTATTGGGCAATAAACATTGATTTTAAAATATCTTAAAAAATGGCAAGAACAATAAGTGAAATAAAAAAGGAAATGACCGACAGGTTTGTGACCGATGAGGTCGTTGTGACATCGTATGGCTTGCAACCCGGTAAAAGCTTCGAAGAATCATTCAGTACAGTAAGCGTTGAGAATATTTTTTTCTACATCGTGGCTTTTTGTTCATGGACGGTAGAAGTATTGTTTGATGTTTTTCGCGCTGAAGTAAACGATACGATAGCCACGCAAAAGCCGCATACACTTAAATGGTACACAGAGAAAGCGAAAGCATTTCAATATGGCAGCGATTTGCTACCTGACAGTGATTTGTACGACAATACAAATAAAACAGATGATGAGATAGCTGCAAGTAAAGTGATAAAGTACGCAGCATGTATGCAAAGAGCGAGACAGAATGGTCGTAAGTATTTACTCATAAAAATTGCGGGAGAAACGGGCGGTGAATTGAGCAAGGTAAGTCCAGATACTGAGTTGAAGGTAAATGAATACTTCAGCAGGATAGCTGACGCCGGTGTTGACTACGAGGTGTTGAATGAGGAGGCAGATAGCATCAGGCAAACGTGGACCATTTATTATAATCCACTGTTGTTTGATGAAAAAGGACAACTTGGTGATAGCACACCAATTAAAAATGCTATCATCAACTATTTAAAGAACCTTCCTTTTAATGGTACATACGTTCCCGCTTATCATATAGACGCAGTACAACAGGTAGAAGGAGTCGTTTATCCGGTATTGAATCAATGCCAGGTAAAGTATGGCAATTATGATTTTGGAAGTATCAGTGACTTTTCTGTTAACGGCCGACCAGATGAGTATGTTCCGGATTCAGGGTATATGCGGTTTAAAACAATAACTGACGACGACATTACATCTGATCTGATTATTAACTACAAACCCCATGCACCAATTTTATGACGAACGAAAAGATCTACGAAGTTGATTACAAGAAGCTGGTGAACATGCTCACGCCAACGCCTCTGCGTAAAACTAAGTTTATAAGTTTCGTGTATGTGCTGGTGTATTCAATCGACCTTTTGTACAGGAAGTTTATAAGTTTTAGAAAGGATACCAATTATTGGTTGGGTATAAATGGACAGGTTTGTTTCCTGGAAAAAATGCTCAATGATCAGTATGATCCCTTAAGAAGAATATACATTGACAAAGGTGTCAATCTTGAGCCCGAGTATATATATCAGGATCAGGCCCCAGATCAGCTTTATGCGTTTTTAGAGGAGGGAGATATAAAGCCGCCCGCATATTTATACGTAGACAATGAGACTACAAGTAGTAGCAGCGACTTTATAGTGATGGTTCCAAACGACCTGAAAGTGTACAACAAAAAAATGTTAAATGAGGCGGAGATGGATACACGTCTTAGTATGCATGCTTTGCCGGACAAGGTTTACGCTATTCAATATTTTTAATCAATTCAGTTTTAGAGATTATTATGAACAAATTAATAAACACAAATTCCCAGGGAGGTCTTCCCTTTACGCAATATACTCTTGGTTTTATGCAGGATAGTTACAAGGGTACAATTGGCGCACTTGCCTCTGCATTTGGCAGTAAGATAATATTAACCGGAGTACAGAGTGTTGGTGCAAATTATTCACCAGGTTGGGTGGTCATTGATGGAGAACTGATGCCATTTAGGGAATCGCTGGCTACAGGCTTTATAGGTTTGGGCAAGCCAGAAACAGAAAGCCGCACATATAGTGATGGTCAAATTCACGACGTGTACACAACAAAATTTGCAACCAGTGTTGTTAGCGGAGGTACGGCTTATGCCGAGTTTGTAAAAATGGATAGCCTCGCATTAACACAGCAAAATTTGAAGCAGACAAACGATGCATTGACTGCTCTGAAAAATGTTGTTGACGGAATAAAACCATCGACGGTTCCAACCGGAACAATTGTAATGTGGTCGGGTGCTGTGAATGTATTGCCGGTTGGCTGGGCATTGTGCGACGGACAATCCGGGCGTCCTGA